GACCCTCTACTCCTCGCCCCCGGGGGTCGATGTGGTGCTGCAAGACCCCCACATCGATGGCTTCTACGTGCAGGACAAGGATCAGGTTCCCAACGGCAATCTGGGCGAATTCTGGGCGAACGAGAAAAAGAAATTCGATCGCTGGGTGAATCTGTCCGAATCGGTGGAGGGTACGTTTCTGGCCATGCAGGACCGCATCCACGTGCATTGGCCCAAAGCGGTGCGCCACGACATGATGAACCGCAACTATCTCGAGTTCGCCCACGCCCTGGCCGAAGTCCCGCACCGCCCGCAAGTGGCGTTCTACGAGACCCCGGAGGAGGAGCGCTGGGCGCGCTCAGAGCGGCGCAAGCTCCCCCCAGGTCCGGTGCTCCTGTGGGCCATGGCCGGGTCCTCCGTGCACAAGGTCTGGGCCGGCATGGATACGGTGCTCGCGCGCATCATGCTCACCTACACCGACGCAAGCGTCGTGCTCACCGGATCGAAAGAGGCCACCATCCTGCAGGCGGGCTGGGAGCATGAGCCCCGCGTCGTCAAGACCGCGGGCAAGTGGTCGATCCGCCAGACGCTGGCGTTTGCCAAGCTCGCTGCCGATGTGGTGATCGGCCCGGAAACCGGCGTCCTGAATAGCGTGTCGCACACCGCGGGCATCGCCAAGATTATCTTCTTGTCGCACTCCAGTGCCGAGAACCTGACGCGCGACTGGGTGAATACGCAAGTGATGGTGCCCGATGCCAAAGCGGTCGACTGCTATCCCTGCCATACGCTGCATTACACCTGGGCGCACTGCCGCAAGCACGAGCAAAGCGGCACCGCCATGTGCCAGGTGAGCATCGAGCCCGATACGGTGTGGGCAGCGGTGAAGCGGGCACTGGCCGCACAACTGGAGGCCGTGGCATGAGCACCTCCGGCGTTTACACGTTCTCCACCACGCTCACCGATCACGTGCGCCACGCGATGTTGAACATCGGCAAGCTCGGTGAGGCGGAGGTGCCCACTGCGCAGGAATTTTCTGACGTGACCTGGAAGATGAATGCGCTGGTGAAGCAGTGGCAGGGCAAAGCGGATTTCGCCCCGGGGCTGAAGATGTGGACCCGGCGCGTCGGCGCTCTCATGCTGGGTGCGGCCATCAACAACTACGTGCTGGGGCCCACGCTCGCGCCCAATTCGCACTGGACGCTGCTGAATCAGCTGGTCTACACAAGCGCCGCCTCTGCGGCCATCTCCGGGGCCACCACGCTGACCCTGGCCGCCATCAGCCAGACCAATTCCGGGGTCACGACCACCATCGTGAACGGCTTCAACATCGGCATCCTGACCGCATCGAACGATCTGTTCTGGACGACGGTGAACGGCGCTCCATCGGGCAATACGGTCACCCTCGCCAATGCGCTGCCCGCTGCCGTGTCGGCCGCAGCCACCGTGTTCGCCTACCAGTCCAATGCGCAGAACCCGATCGTGGTCGACGCCTGGGTGCTGCGCGATACCGCAGGGGCGGACGTTCCCGGCCGCTTCATGACGCTACAGGACTATGCGATGCAGCCCTCCAAGGGGCAGAGCCAGTTCATCAGCGACCCGTACCTGGCGTATTTCGAGTACCAGTTGGCCGGCTCCAACTGGTTCCACGAGTGCTACGGCTCATCGAATGTCGGCAAATATGACGTGATCTGGTTCAGAGAGCCCATTCAAACGTTCGTCAATACGACGGATGCTCCGGAATTCCCCGACGAGTGGGTGCGCGCCATCGAATGGGGCACAAGCAAGGAGATCGCCCCCATGTTCAACATGCCCTGGGGACAGGACAAGGAATCGCTGCTGCAGGAAGCCTTGGCCTTTGCCCGCCAGAAAGACGCCGAGATCACCTCCATGTATTTCCAGCCGGGGATCGAATAGATGGCGCGCTTCAAGTCCCTGCCGCTCTTCGGTGAATCGACGCTGGTGGACGCGCGCACCTCTTCCACGCAGCGGCGGGTGAACGTGTTCTTCTATCCCAAGAAAGACGGCGACAAGACCAAGTTCAGCGTGTTCGGCACCCCGGGGCTGACCGCCTTCGTGCGCCTGGCTGGCCCCTCGGTGCGCTCGCTCTACGCCGCTTCCAACGGCACCAGCCTCTTTGCCGCCTCAGGCGGCGGGCTTTACCAGATCAACGGAGCGGGTGGGGCCACGCAGGTGGGCTCGATCAACCCGAATTCATCCTTCGCCTCGATGATCGATAACGGCACGCAGCTGCTCGTGCTCGACGGGGTGAACGGCTGGATCTATACGCTGGCCTCTGGCGCGTTCAACGTCATCACCAGTCCCAACTTCCCGCAGAACGCCACCTCGGCGGATTTCAACGACTCCTATTTTCTGGTGAACGACCCTTCGGTGCCCGGCCAGTGGCGCAAATCGGCTTCTTACGACGGCACCACCTGGAACGCCCTGGATCTGGGCATCGCGCAATCGAACCCCGATCCGCTGGTGCGCCTGAACGTGCTGCACGGCCTGGTGGTGCTCTTCGGCAGCCAGTCGATCGAGTTCTGGCAGGACTTCGGCACCTCAGGCTTCCCCTACGGGCCGATCGTGTCGGCCACCCAGGATGTGGGGCTCGTCGCGCTGCAGTCGGTCGCCTATTTCATGAACACGCTCGCCTTCCTCGGGCGCACCAAGGACGGCATGTACCGCGTCTATACGTTGGACGGCTTCAACCCGACCATCATCTCCACCCCCGATATCGACGACATCATCGAGGATTACGCCCTGGGAGGTACCACCATCGCCGATGGCATCGGGCTCACCTATTCGGTGCGCGGGCATCACTTCTACCAACTTACGTTCCCCACCGCGAACCGCTCGTTTCTCTATGACGGGAATGCGCAGGTGTGGTCCGATGCCCAGTCGGGGATTTCCGAGATCCCGCAGCGCCATCTGGGGCAATGCTCGGCCTCGTTCCAGAATAACGTCTACATGGGCTCGAGCCGCACCGGCGCTATTTATCTGGTCACCGATGAGATCGTGACCGAAGACGGCGCGGCCATCCAGCGCTTCTTGATGACCCGGCACATTTTCGACGACGAGAACATGCTGGGGATCTCCGATGTCGTGCTGGACATGGAAACCGGCGTCGGGCTGCAGGCGGGACAGGGCTCCAACCCGCAGATCATGCTGTCGGTCTCCAAGGACGGCGGCCGGACCTTTGGGAATGAGCGCTGGATCTCGATCGGCGCGGTGGGACAGTACCTGGGTCCGCGCCCGACCTGGCGGCGCATCGGCGCCGGGCGCGACTTCGTGTTCAAGTGGAAGATGACCGACCCCGTTTTCTTCGGCATCAATAACGGCGCGTTCGTGCCCCTGCAAGGCCAGGGCTGATGGCCACGAAATCGCAGATCGACCGTCCCACACCCGGCAATATCGTCACGCAGTCGGGGCTGCCGGTGGTGTGGTTCGCCTCCTGGCTGCAGCAGGCCTACAAGATTCTGTTTTCCCTGCAGCACGCCGACACGACGGGAAATCGCCCCACCACGGGGCTCTATCCGGCCATGTTCTATTTCGATTCGACTCTGGGCAAGCCGATCTGGCGCAACGCCGCCAACTCGGGCTGGGTCGATGCGACGGGCACCCCGGTATGAGCGATGACGTTACGCGCAGCCCATATGTGCCGAGCTTGGAGCAGATCCTTACGGTGCAAGCCGAGCTCGCGCGCCTGCCGCAGACCGAACTTTCGACCGAGCATCTATTCGCCGAAGGGCTGTACGTGCGGATCTGTCATATCCCGGCCGGTGTGATGTACACCGGCAAGATTCAGGCGAAAGAGCACATTTTCGCCATCCTGAAAGGTGCCACGCACGTGTGGACTGATGAGGGCATGCGCACTTTGAGCGCGGGCGAGGTGATCGTCGGGCAACCCGGAGCGAAGCGCATCGGCATTGCCCTGAGCGATTGCACCGCGATGACGGTGCATCACACGCACCTGAGCGATCTGGATGAAATCGAGCGCGAATTGATCGTTCCTGAAGACCTGAAACTGTTCGATGCGCGTAATCGGCTGATCAGCTTGCCATCGCCCGATGAGGAGAAGCTGTCATGACCTGGGCTGCCATTGCTGTGGGCACTGTCGCTGCAGGCGGTGCGATCTACTCATCCGATCAGCAATCGCAGGCCGCCAAGAATGCCGCGCAGCTGCAGCAACAGGGGCAACTGGGCGCGATGCAGGGGCAAATGCTGCAGGGGCAGCAGACGCAGCAGCAACTGGCGCCCTACACCGCCATCGGCGGCCCCGCGCTCGGTGAGCTCGGCTACCTGATGGGGCTGCCGGGCTACGCCAATCCGACCGCCAATCCCTCGATGGGCCCGCAGGCCACCAATCCGTCGGGTCTGCCGGTGAATCCCAAGACCGGCACCCCCTACACGCTGAATGATTTCATGGCCTACAACACGGCCGCGGCGCCCGGTGACACGAACAACATGCAGGACGCGCAGGCGCAGTACAGCCAGTACCTCGCGGGCGCCATGAATTCCAATCTGGTCAGCCGCGGGGCGGGCAATCAAGCCTGGTCGAGCATCTTCGGTGGGGCGCAGATGCCCGGTGGGGCACCGATGGGCGGGGGCCTGCCCGGGCAGCCCGGTGGCGCTCAGATCCCGGGTGCACCCCCTGGGGCTGCGACCCCCGGTGCCGGTGTGGGCATTGCCCCGACCCCCGGTGGCGGCGGGCTGCACGCGGCCTCGGCCCTCGGACCAGCCACGGCACGGGGCCCAGGCGGGGCGACCCCGCAGGCTGCAGCACCGGCTGCAGCTGCTGGAGGCGTACGTCCGGCAGGGGCATTCATGGCTACACCCCAAGGGGGCATGGCACCGGCTGCCGCGCCCGCTGCGGGCGGTGTGCCCCCCGGCTACATGGGCGCTATGGGCGCTCCAGGGGGCCCAGGAGCGCTCGGCGCACCGGGTGGTGCATCACCACCAGGGGCCCTGCCCGGAGCCTATGGCAGCCTGCTAGCGCCCTTCACCGGGGCTGATTTGCAGAACACCCCCGGTTATCAGTTCCAGATGCAGCAGGGACTGCAAGCTTTACAAAATAAGGCCGCCGCGGGCGAGACGCTGCAATCGCCCAATACCCAGGAAGCCTTGATCAATTATGCCGAAGGGTTAGCGGGCACCCGCTTCGATACGGGCTTTGCGCAGGATCAACAGCAGAAGCAGCAGGAATTCAACCAGCTGATGGGCCTGGCGGGACTGGGCACCGGCGAGACCAACATCGGCGTCGGTCAGTCGGCCCAGATCGGCCAATCGCTCGCCTCCGGGCAGATCAACATGGCCAACGCCGCGGCCACCGGGCAATTGGGCCAAGGTGCGGCCAACCAGAATCTGTATCAAAACCTTGCCAGCATTCCGGGAATGATGAGCGGGTTCTATAACAAGACACCGGCACCGGCACCGGCACCGGCGATCGATCCCACGACGACCGCTTGGATGTAAGCCATGGACCTGCCCGCACCCGGCACGACCTTTCCGATGCAGCAGGGCGCCGATATCGTCGGGGGCATGGAACGGGGCTTCCAGATGGGCGAAGCGTTCCGCCAGCAGCGCGAGAAGCGCGAGGTCGCCGACATCATGCGCTCCGCCGATCTGTCCAGCACGCAGGGCCAGACCGCAGCGGCGCAGAAAGTCTCGGCGATCAATCCGCAGCTAGGCATGCAGATGCTCGGTCAAGTGCGCGCTAATCAGCAGTTCGCCGAGACTCAGCAGTATCACCGCGAATTGATCCAAGAGAAGCAGGAAACGCAGCAACGCCTTGCCCGCGAGGAAGCCGATAAACGCGCCAAGACGCAGCGCGCCGTGACCAATGCGCGCCTCACCAACATCAGCGAGAACACCGCGCGCATGTACAACGACTACGAAGATGTCCGCGACGAGCAGATTAAAAAAGGCAGTAATCCGAAAGACGCGGAGATTTTTGCGCGGCAAAAGGTCGGCGGTGATTGGGATATCTGGCGCGGCAGTCTAGGCACGCGCGCCGATGAGGAAGGCAATCCCATCTTTACGCAACAGCAGATCGCCGGCATCCCGCAGCAGTTCGATCCGGCGCAGGCCAAGAACTTGACGGGCATGGCCGATGCGGGCATCCAGATGGTATCTAAACACGAAGCGGCACAGCGCAAGGCCGAAGCGGAGGCGGGAAAAGAAAAAGAAAAAGAACGCGAAGCCCGCTCGCGCGAAGAACTTGCCGCGAAAAAGCAAGCGGCGACCGAAGCGCGCGCGCGGGGCGATCTGGCGGGCGACGATGAAACGCGGATCTCAATGGCCAAGCAATATCTTGCAGGCGATAAATCAGTGTTTACCGGGATGGCGCGGTCCCCCGGCAACATGATCGCCCTGCGTAAGGAAATCGTTCAGCAGATGAAAGAGCAGAACCTGACCCCTGAACATATGGCCATCAAGCTGGCTGAATACAAGGGGCTGGAAGCAGGCGAACGGGTGCTTGCCAATCGTGAAGCCAATATTGGTGTCGGCGTGGAAGAAATGCGCAGTTTTGTCCCGCTTGCACTCAATGCATTGGATGCCGTGCCGCGCAAAGATTTCGTGCCGATCAATCGGCTGATTCAGATGGGACAGCGCAACTGGTCGCCGCAGCAGGCTGCTTTCGACACAGCTAATCAATCGCTCATCAACGCCTTTGCCAACGTCATCGGTCGCGGCGGCACCACGGTGCACAGCCTGGAAGAAGCCAAGGAAATGCTCTCGACGGCGGATTCCCCCGAGATGTACCGCGCACGGGCAAGCCAACTGATGAAAGAAGCCGATGCGGCCCAGCGTGCCCCGGCTGCAGTTCGTCGCAGCATGGAAGGCGCACCCGCCGATACAACAGCACCGACAATTGCACCGTCTCCTGCTCCAGCGACCGGGGGAAAGAAGGATTATTCACATTTGTGGTCCGGTTAAATGAAAACCTGGGCCGAAGTCGAGCAGAGTCAAGCCTATCAGGCCATGGCGCCTGAGGATCGCGACGCGGCCCGCGGGCAATACTTCGATCAGGTTGTCGCCCCGCAAGTGCCGCAGGCTGATCGCGCGGCGGCTCGCCAGCAGTTCGATCACGCCACCCGCGCATCGATTGAACCCGGCGCCGGGCATCAGGATTGGCTAGGACGTCACCTGCAGGCCGCACCGCACACAATCGAAGGCAAGGTCGGCGCAGGCGAAGCCGGTCTTGGCATGCTCACCGGGATGGTCGCCGCACCGGTGGCAGGACTGGCCGGATTAGCTTCCATGGTGCCGGGGGTGAGCGACAAGCCTGCCGGTCAGGTTGTGCAGGACGTTGAACGGGCACTGACCTACCAGCCGCGTACCGCAGCCGGTCAGAAAGCCGAGAAGACATTGACCTATCTGCCTGAGAAATATTCCCAGGTAATGGATTATGCGGGTGGTAAAGTAGCGGACTGGACGCTAAAGGCGGGCGCATCCCCGGAGGTTTCCGCGCTGCTCGGCGCGGGGGTGAAAACGGCGGGCGAGATGGCCCCGGCCGCGTTCGGCTTACGGGGGATGCGTGGAGGCACTGGCGCTGCTGCTGCTGGTGGTACTGCTGAAGCGGGTGCGGCAGAAGCGGCTGCAACGCGAGCGGCGGCTGAACGCGCAGCCGCTGCTGTGGATCGTTCTGCTGGAACAGCAGCTGAAGGCGGACAGCCAGGGGTACGATGGACCGATCTGCCTGCCCACGTCCAGGAAAAGATTACTGAAGCCGCCCGCCATGCGGAAAGCTTTGACAAACTTTCCCCTGAAGCCCTCCAGCGGGCCGCCCGACTCGAATCCCTAGATATTCGCTATTCGCGCGGCGATGTCACGCGCGATCCGCGCCAGATGGGCTTGGAAGCCGATCTCGCGCGCGGGACTGCCGAAGGGCGCGAGCTTGCCGAGCTCAAGCTTGAGCAGACACGGCGGTTGCACGAACACCTGGAAACATTGCAGGGCCGCGGCGCGCCGCAGGCGAGCACCCCAAGCCAAGCCGGTAAGGCCGTCGTAGAGAACCTGAAATCGCAGGCGGAAGCCTCGTCGAAACGGGTTGATCAACTCTACGATCAGGCACGTAAAACCGGTGAGACGGCGGCAACGGTCGATTCCGAGCCCTTGCTTGATTTGATCAACAAAGCGCCGAACCCGCTGCATCTGGACTACATCGGCAATAAACTGAAGCGCTTGGGCATGGCGAAGCAGGATGAAGCCGGTAACTGGGTGACCACCGGCAAGCCAATCAGCCTGAACGATCTGGAGGAAATCTATAAAGGGGCTTCTGCCGAAGGTAAAGCGGGCGGCACCGAAGGGCACTATGCAGGTCTCGTTAAGCAACGAATCAACGAGATGACCGAAGGGGCTGGGGGTGATGCCTACCGGGCCGCGCGTGCGGCACGTAGCGAACATGCGCGCACCTTCGAGAACCCCAAGATGATGGACCGATTGCTGGGTGAGGAAAAAGGCAATCGCAAAACGGCACTCGAAGACGTTTGGAATAAAACCGTCGTCGACGGATCGATCTCCGATCTGGAACTGGTCAAGCGGCAATTGCTCACCGGCAAAGACCGGCCGCGCGCTGCCCGTCAAGCATGGCGCGAAGTGCAAGGTCAGACGGTCCAATTCATCCGCGACATGGCGACCAAAGGCCCAAAGGATGAGATGGGCCGACGTGCCGTGTCCGGTACGAAGATGCGTCAAGCCTTGAATTCAATCGGTGAGGAAAAGCTAAATACCATCTTTTCCAAGGAAACCACGCGCCGACTCTATAAGCTCGCCGATGCGGCCGAAGACTTGACCACCGCGCCCCGGCGTGCCGCTGCGGTGGGCTCCGATACGATGACACGGTTTCTATCGATGCTCGATACCGTGACCAAAATTCCGATCGTCGGCACACCGTTCAAGGTCGCTGCCGGTGCGGCGAAGACCGTGGCGGAATTATCCAAGAAAGGCGAAGCCGGGGCGCAAGTGCGCGAAGCGTTGCGCTCACCGCTTGACCCGACCGCCAAAAAATTCAGCATGAAAGAAGGGCTTGAGGCCCTCGATAAAGCTGCGCGGCCTTCGATTGCGCGCTTATCGCAACCTGTGCCGCAGCAGTTTCCGATACAAAGCGCGCCGTCCGGTGGTGGTCAGTGATTCGCCTGTTGCTCAAGCATGCGTCGGTTCATTTCGATCTGCTGGCGCTGCAGTTCCATCTGCTGCTCGCGCAGCCGCATCTCCTGGCCTGCCTGTACACCGCGCATGTAGGACCCGCTGATATCGGCACCCTGCGTGATGGGAAACGTCGTCTGCGGTGGCGGCAGATTCGCCGGCCGCTGGTAGATGTTCACCTGCGGTTGCTGCAAGTAGTACGGCTGACCGTTGCAGGTCATCACGTTACCGGCCTGATAGCAGGTGGCCGAAGCAAGGCTTGGAAACCCCATTATTGCTGCTAGAACGACGACTTTGAAATTGCTCATAATCGACCAAGATGATGTGGCGCTCAATCTCGCCTGGCGAGCGGTCCAAGCCGGACATCAGGTGCGCTTGTTCATTGATCCTAAACATGCCAAACACCGTACGGGCGAAGGCTTTAACGCTATCACACGAGTAGACAATTGGATACCCCTCGCCGCCTGGGCGGATGTCGTTTTCCCGGTTTCCAACGGCAAATACATCGAGCGGCTGGATGTGCTGCGTCGGCAGGGCGTCAAAGTGTTCGGTCCTTCGACACGTTCCGCCGCGTTGGAAATCCGTCGCTCCGAGGGCATGCAGTTCCTCGAGCGCCACGGCATCGAGGTGCCGCCCTACAAGGTGTTCAACTCACTCGCCGAGGCCGAAGCCTATGTGTGGAAGACCGAGGCCCGCTTCGTGTTCAAAACGATGGGCGATAACGAAGACAAGAGCTTGTCCTACTGCAGCCGCTCACCGGCAGACATGATTGCGCGGCTCGATCGCTGGCAAGCGCTGGGCCTGAATCCCAAGGGTCCGGTGATGCTGCAGCAGTTCATCGAGGGCATCGAGTTCGGCGTCTCCTGCTGGCTGGGCGCCGAAGGCCGCATCGGCCCGTGGAACGAGAACTTCGAGCACAAGCGGCTGATGTCCGCCGAGGGCGGCAAGGGCTGCGGACCGAATACGGGCGAGATGGGCAGCGTGCTGCAGTACGTACAGAAATCCAAGCTCGGTGAGCAGGTGCTCGCCCCCCTGATCGACGACCTGGTGGCCATGGGGCACCGGGGCGACGTGGATCTGAACTGCATCATCGATGCGGCGGGCAAACCGTGGCCGCTTGAATTCACCGCGCGCGCGGGCTGGCCCGCCTTCAACATCCAGATGGCCGCGCACAAGGGCGATCCGCTCAAGTGGATGCTCGATGCGTTGGAAGGCGGCGTCGATACGCTCACGGTTTCTACCGATGTGGCGGTGGGCATCGTCATTGCACAGCCGGATTTCCCGTATGACCAGAAGCCCCCGGAAGAAGTGGGCGGCATCCCGATCTACGGCCTGGATAAGGGCAATCTGCGCTACATCGCCCCGCAGGGCGTGCGCATGCAGCGGATGCCGGTGATGCGCGATTCCATCCTCACCGAAGAGCCGATCTGGTGCACGAGCTCGACCTACGTGGCGGTGGTCACCGGCCTGGGGGCGAGCGTGAGCCAGGCCTGCGAGCGCGCCTACAAGGTGATCGAGCAGATCCACCTGGCCAACATCATCTATCGGGACGATATCGGCGAGGGGATGGAAGCATGCCTGCCCGAGCTCCACGCGCATGGCTATGCGACGGGAATGATCTATGCCTAGCGTCGCGTTCTCGCCTGTCTATAACGGGGTCACGTTGTTCAATGCGAGCGGTCAGGTACTGTCCGGCGGCAAGATCAATACTTACCTGGCCGGAACGACGACGCCGCAGGTGACCTATACGACCAATGCCGGCAACGTTCCGAACGCCAATCCGATCATCCTGAATTCCGCGGGGCAGGCGCCGCAGGAAATCTGGCTCGTGCAGGGCATCACCTACAAGCTCGTGCTCACGGATGCGGCCAACACCGTCTTGCAGACCGAAGACAACATCCAGGGCATCAACGACCAGGTTCTGAATCCGCCTTCGGAATGGATGGCGCAGGGCGCCCCGACCTATCTGTCGCCGACATCGTTCTCGGTGCCTGGCAATCAGACGGCGACCTTCGATGTCGGGCGCCGGGTGAAGTCGATCAACACGGGCGGCACCGCCTATTCCACCGTCACCGGCTCGACCTATAACGCGGGTCCCAATACCACGACGGTCACGGTCGTCAACGATTCGCTGCCGCTGGATTCGGGGTTATCGGCGGTCTATGCCGGGGTGCTCGATCCGGCTGGATCATCGGTGCCGGTGGCCGATATCTACTGGTACAACGCGATCACCCTGCGCAACCGGCTGATCAACGGTGACACGCGGGTCGATCAGCGCAACGTCGGCGGACTTGTTGCGATAACTAATGTTGGCGGTAATGCCTATACAGTCGACCGCTGGGGGCAAAACTGCAGTCTCGGGATTGGCACGGGCACGATGAATGTGCAGCGTGTTGGCCCCCCCGGAGTTGCTCCCGTTGCTCCTCCAGCAATGGGCAATCCCTATGCGTTGTCCTATAGCGTTGCGGTAGCCAAAGTTTCATTGGGTACGGCTGATTTCGCCTCAACGACGCAATACATCGAAGGCTTGCAAACGGCTGATTTGCTATGGGGCACCAGTGCGGCCAAATCAATTACGATAAGTTTCACGTTTCAAACTTCTATTGCCAATGCTGTTGTTTCAATCGCAATTCGTAACGCTGCTGTTAATCGTTCCTATGCTACGACCGTGACCACGGGTGCAGCCAATACACCAGCGCGCTATAGCGTCACGATACCGGGTGATACAACTGGCACGTGGGCGATCGATAACACGTCAGGCCTGCAGGTATGGTTTGCTTGGGCTAGCGGCTCGACGCTCATCATTCCTTCGCCTAATACGTGGACAGCGGGCAATTACGTTGCAGCACCGGGCCTGACCAATTTCATGAGCAACGTCGCGAACACTTGGCAACTCACCGACGTGCAGCTGGAAGCTGGCACCGCCGCTTCGCCGTTCGAGCGCATCGGGTACGATGTGCAGCTCGCAAGATGTCAACGGTATTACGAGAAGTCGTTTCAAGCTAGCCAATTGCCTGCCAACAACTTGGGCGATTACACCTCCGCACACACTTTCGTTCAAACGGTGGGGGCTAGTTCACTTTGCTATTCGCACATCAAATTTATTGTACGAAAGCGTGGTGTCCCGACGATCACGCTTTACAACCCGTTGGCTGCTAACGGCAACTATCGGAACACGAATGCAGGGGTGGATTGCGGTGCCCCTAGTGCGGCATACACCGCAGACACGAGCGTTCTGCATTCAATGAATTCGGGCGTTGGCACCAGCATTGGATCACTCAACGTTGTCGGCTGGACTGCGGACGCCGAACTGTACTAAATCATGGCCGTCTATCTCGCCCCCATCGCCAACGGTGATCAGTTCTTCAACCTGACCGGCCAGGTGCTCTCAGGCGGGAAAATCAATACCTATCTCGCCGGCACCACCACCCCGGCTGCAACCTACACCACCAATTCAGGCTTGGTCCCCAATGCCAACCCGATCATCCTGAATTCAGCCGGACTGCTTCCCAACGAGATCTGGCTCACCGGAGGCGTCACCTATAAATTCGTCATCACCGATGCGGCCAATAACGTCCTGCAGACCCTCGACAATCTCGCCGGCATTAACGACCCATCGGCGGTTGGGATCGCCACCACTGCCCAAGAATGGCTGCCCGCGGGCGCTCCGACCTATATCTCGGGCACGCAGTGTTCGTTCGTGGGGAATCTCACTGCGACGCTGACCCCGGGGCGTCGCGTTCAGGCGAACGTCACCGCAGGCACCATCTACGGCACGATCACGGCCTCCACCTACGCCGGGGGCATCACCACCATCACCGTGCAGTGGGATTCAGGCGCATTCGATTCGGGCCTGTCGTCGGTCAATTACGGAATTCTCAGTTATCAGAATCCGTCCAGCCCGTGGGCCCCGACCGGGCTCGTTCCTTCGTTCGCATCGGCTTCCTCGCTCAACCTCGATGCGTTGATGCTCGGCCAGCCGGTGGGCATTATCACCGGCACCACGACGGTCACCGGCATCACGATGTCACCGGCCAAGACACGCACGCTGGTCGTGGGCACCACCGGTTTGACGATTCAGAACGGCGGCACGCTGGTGACCCAGACCAGCCGCAATCTGCTGTGCAACGCGGGCGATCGGCTCACCTGCATCAATAACGGCACGAACACCTATGTGTCGATTCAGCGGACCCTATATCCGAATTTCCATGCTCTCGGCTCGCAGGTGCTATCCAGTGGCGCCGCCACCAAAGCGGTTTTGAATACGGTTGTCTTCAACGATGGCAACTGTTTCGATGGGGTCACGAATTACCGTTTCACTCCGACCGTGCCGGGCCGTTATCTGATTTCGTTTTCCGCTGCGGCAGGAACCATCGGCGTGGCGCAGCAGGTTGGCGGTTTTTTGTATAAAAACGGGGTGCAGTACGCGAATGGTCCTTACTCCTACAGCCCCTCGGCCACCACTTCAGTGCCGATCCTCGGGGGTAGCTTCGCAATCGTGGTTGATTTCAACGGCAGCAGCGATTACGTTGAACTGTTCGTGCAGCAAACCAGCGTCGGCAATGCGGTGACGTTCTATGGATCGATGTCCGGCTGCAAGGTCGATCCGTGAGAATGTTCCACGTGGAACTTAGGGTGGTGCGTCTATCGGTGCGGATATAGCGTGACATACCATGACATTAGAAAACATGGTCAAACTTAGTGTCTTGATATGTCACGCAATGTCGTGAAAGATTAACCGGCTCGACGGCTGATCCTCCCATTCCGATGTCTTTAAAATCAATGACTTACGTTAAACAGTGCGTCTATCGGTGTGGATATCCACACCACCCCCGGTAAAAGCGAGCACCTTGGCGATCTCCGCC